GACGTCTAAGGGGAGGATATTTATAGGTGCGACTAAGAAGGTCCACCCTCCAAGTGGTTTTAGAATGCGGGATATTGCAGCTATTCATGAGTGGGGGACGGATGTTATCCCCCCTAGGCCTTTGTTTGGTCCTGTGACGAGAGAGATGACTAAGAAGGCTCCGCAGGTTTTCAAGAGGGTCTTGAGGGAGATGGCTAACCAACGTGGCTGATGAGCAGATAGATAGTGCAGATGATGTTTCAAAGTGGGTATCGAGTAATCCTGCCACTCTTGTAATTTCACAAGAATTGGTGATGCCAATACGTGAGGGTACGGGCAGCATTAGAGTCAAGGTTTTAACAGGTTCAGTTGGAGAGACAGTGTCTTTGGACCTGGGATCAGGAAGTGAAGTTGATCTTACTGGTCATGAAGAGATTCGCTTATGGGTCAGGAGTACTAAAAAGGGATTTGCCGTAAATCGGATGTTAGATTTTGGATTTGGTGAAGCTGCTGCATCTGAAAATAGTCGTCCGATGAATGTCCATCAAGTAAATATATGGGAGCAGCGGAGGTTTAATATTAGGGGTGTAGCAGATTCTGCTAAGGATGCCCTGCGCTTTTTTGAGATTACTATTTTAGATGATAGCGAAGAATTTGAGTTTTATATTGATGATCTTAGATCCGTATTGTTGACTAATGAAGCAATCATAGATATTGATGCAGCTCTTGAGAAGCTATTTGGGACATTGCAGCTTAGGGATAGTACTGGTACTTTGAAAGATGTACCCGTATTTATTGAGAGGCCAGAGGGAGAGCTTGTGGAGGGGAGGAACCTTCCTTGTTTTAATATTCACTTGTGGGATGCGTGGCATGACCCAGAACGCCAAGTTTACGATGATACCATTGAGAATCAGTCTGACACTGAGGTTGAAATCAAAGGTGAGATCAAGGCATATACATTCGCCTTTGAGCTGTCTTGCGTGGCTGCTCTTGTGGAGGATAACCGAAGAATGCAGAACCACTTGCTAAGTAAGTTTAGGGCTCGTGATTTTATTACTGTATATGGCCAACGTTACTGGATTTTATTTGAAGATTGGCGTCCTCGTGATGCCCCCGGTGACGGGGATGATCGTAGGTTTCATTCTGTTTGGGAGTTCCAAGTAGAAACAGAAATTGATGACACCATACCTGAAGTTAAAAAGTTAGTTCTGGTGTCGAAAGTTAAAGTAGTGAAAACAATTGTAGGAGGTAAAGTAAGTGATTAAAATTAAGAATATTACGAATAGCCCTCAGAGGCTTACTGTTGTTGATGCCTCTAAGAACGAAGGGGAGCAGTCTAGGGATGTGTTGCATCATCCCCATCGTACTTTAGATTATTCAGAGAAGGAAGCTGAGACAAGTCCTGTGACGGAACGTATACAAAAAGGCATTTTTGTGGTGCTAGCGCCCCCCAAAGAAGCTTCTTCTCCCGATAGTGAGGATTCGGCTCAAGAGGCACCTCCGGAGAAGAAAGAATCTAAGGGGCGCAAAGGAAAATCATCTTCTTAAATAAATAGGAGGCCGCTACTATGGCACAGCCAGGACGTCCAGGAATTTTCATCCAAGAGCAGAATCAAGGTCCTCGCCCAATTACGGGTGTTGGTACAGCAGTTCCCGTGTTTATTGGGCCTACTGAGAGAGGTGTAATTGACAAGCCTTTCTTGGCGACTAGCTTGAGTGCTGCTGTGACTGAGTTTGGAGATAGGTTCTCGTCTGCAGGTATCTTCTATTTTACGATGTTCTCTATCTTCGACTTTTTCAATAACGGAGGTACTCGATGCTATATTGTCAGGGTTGATGCTGCAGCAGCTGCTGCGGTTGTGGGTACTGTTGATGTATCAGATGGTTCAGTTGATACTTTAAAGGTATTAGCGAAGAGTCCGGGTGCTTGGGGGAACAGGATACAAGCAACCTTTGCGGATAAGGTACGAGCTAGTACCACTACTAATGGAGTAATTTCTATTGGTGCTACTTCTGTAGTTCTTGATAGTATTGATGGTATTGAAAAGGGTTCAATAATTACTTTTGACTTGGCGACAGATGAGACGAAGGAAGTTACCGCTGTAAATGCTGGAACTAAGGCTGTGTCTTTTACTCCAGCTATGGTTGCATCTGCTCCTGATGCGACCCCTGTGGCTTCTGCTGAGGTTGATCTTACGGTTCTGTTTGATGGAGTTATCGTAGAGACATTTACTAACTTGACCATTGGTGGTTCAGGAGTGGCCGGTACTGAGATTTCTAGACGGTACATAGAGACGATCGTTAATGATGATGCGAATGGATCCAAGTTTATCCGTATCACCGACTTGGATTCTGTAACAGCTATTCCGGATAACCGTCCTGCTCCAGGAACTGTGACTGTGGGTACCACGGTGTCTGGGAGTGATGGGACTCTGACGTCTATAGCTGCTACCGACTTTACTGGAGCTCTGACTCTAACCGATACTATTGATGAGATAACATTGTTATTGGCTCCTGATATGCATCAGCTAACTTCTGATGCAAACATTAAGGCAGTTATTGATGCGTTTACAGCTAATGCAGAAAAATTGCAGGACAGGTTTGCCATTGTTTCGGTACCTGCTGGTAAGGATGTGGCTGGTGCTGCAACATTTGCTGGAACTCTCAATGGATCAGCTTATGGGGCCCTTTACTATCCTCAGGTGGAGGTGTTAAATCCTGCAACGGGAGGATTCATACAGGTTCCTGTTGATGGTATGCATGCAGGTATCTATGCTAGAACTGATGCAAATAGGGGGGTATTTAAGGCCCCTGGAGGAACTGAAGCGAATCTGTTTGGGGCTGTCAAGTTGGAGGTTTTGATTTCTGATTCTGATAATGAAGTTCTTCTACCCGCGAAGGTGAATCCTATAAGGTCATTTGTTGGGACGGGGATCATTACTTATGGAGTGCGGACACTTTCTTCTGATGCAAACTTTAACCAGGTGCCTCTGAGAAGGACTCTGAACTTTATTGAAGAGTCCCTCTCTGAAGGGTTGCAGTTTGCTACGTTCGAGCCTAATGTTCCCCGTCTTTGGGATACTCTACGCCTGAGTTCAGCTGCGTTTTTGACTAATTTTTGGAGGGCGGGAGGTCTGGCTGGGGATAAACCAGCGGATGCTTTCTTTGTTGTGTCAAACAAAGACACTAACCCTCAGTCAGAGATAGATGCTGGAAACACAAATGTTGAGATCGGGGTGGCCTTGGTTAGAGCAAATGAATTTACAATCATCAAGATTGGTCTGTTTGATGGTGGTCGTCTGCTCCAGGAATTGGCCTAGACTAAAACTTAGGGAGGGATAAAATATGGCAGTAGTAGGTAGACTAGATCCGCTTAAAGTTTTCCGTTTCCGAGTGGAGTGGCTCGGGATCCAGCGTGCAGGTTTCAAGGCAGTCGGTGGTTTGGTGAAAGAGACCGCCGTTGTCCCTTATAGGGAGGGTGACGAGATTCCAACGCCTTCTAAGTCGGCAGGATTGACAGAGTACCCCACAGCCACCTTTGCTCGTGGACTTATTGCGGACGATGGAAACGAGTTGTGGGATTGGTCAACTTTGGTGGAAGATCATGGGCTTGTTGCGTCCGTACCAGAACCAGAGTACAAGAAAGATGTGTCTGTGGTTTTGTTGGATAAGGGGAATGATGAAAAGAGGCGTTGGAATCTGGATCAGGCATGGGTATGTCGGTATGAGATTTCTGACTTTGATTCAGCCACCTCTGAAGTGTTGCTCACTACCATGACTCTTTGTTACCAAGGTCTTACAGAAGTACCACCGACTTAAGGTACTATGGCTGTTGTTGGGCGTATCGATCCATTCAAGAGGTTTCGCTTCCGAGTTCAGATAGATGGAACTCAGGTAGCAGGGTTCTCGGAAGTTTCTGGTCTTCGGATGAATACGGATGTCTTTCCGTATCCAGAAGGGGGCCAGAATGCTTTTATAGAGCAGAAGCCTGGAAGAAAGACTGGATCTCCTATAGTCTTAACCAGGGGTATGGATGATGAAAATACTATGGTAAACTGGTATATGTCAGTTTTCAAGTTAGAGGGAAAGGCGAGTCCTCTGCAGGTTCTTTGGCGGAGGAATCTCTCCATTGTATTACTAGATAAGGCTGGAGAGGACGTGTATCGTTGGGATGTGTACTCGGCTTTTCCGTCTGAATTGAGTTGGGATGATTTGTCGGCTTCTGATAGCGGAGTATTTTTACAGCGCATGACTCTGGTTCATCACGGGATTGAGCCTGTGGGATCAGTGACAAGTGTTTTAGGATTTAATCCTAGGACCGTGGTACAAAAGATAAGAAGTTAGGTTTACCCTGAGAAAAGGAGATATAAAATGGCTGAAGAAGCAGAGAATAATGAGGAGCAGCACCCTGCGTTATCTGGGGTAGTTAGGCTTCCCTTTGGTGCGAAGTTTCCAGAGACGGAAGATGAAGTTCATCGTGATGTTTATCTGAAGGAAATGACTGGAATAGATGAAGAAAATATTGCCAGTCCTGCTTTGAAAAGTAATATTGGAAAGTTTGTTACTGCGGTGTTGATGGCCGGAGTGGCGAAGATTGGTTCTATTGAGGAAGTTACGGAAGAGCATATTAGGTCTTTGACGATTGCGGATAGGGATTTCCTCATGGTGCAGACTAGGATTCATAACTTTGGTTCTGATATTGAGGATAAGGTCAAGTGCACGTTTTGTGGCGAGACCTTACAGCTTGATGCTGATTTGACTGAATGTGAGGTTGTGGACCGTCCCGATGATGGTCCTGTTCAGGTTGACATACTCCTTAAAAAGGGTATTTCTGTTGGTGGGTTGGAGTCGAAGAAGGTGACTATGCGCTACCCTACTGGTAAGGATCAGGAGGCAACTTCTAAAGAGATGAAGGTGAATAGGGCAAAGGGATCTACTGCTCTAATTCTTCGTTGTATGGTGACTATTGAGGGAGGTATAAAGCCTTCAAGGGAAGTGGTTCGGGGTATGGCTACTGCGGATAGAAACCTTATAGGGGCTGTTATGAATAACAAAGGACCCGGCTTACGTCTTGAGCATGAGATAACGTGCCAGGGATGTGAAGGGGTAGACAAGTACCCGATAGGGCTGGAGAATTTTTTTACTCCGAGGTAGAGGATCATGGGACATTGAAGCAGGATGTTCTCTACCTTGGTTTGACTATGTACTGGCAACCCTCGGAGATAAAAGCTCTGAGTATAAAAGAGCGTAGGCAGTATGTTAGTGGGGTAAATGATCATAATGAGAGACAGGAAGCAAAGGCTAGGTCTCCACATTAGAGGAGGTTAGTATTGGCTGCAGGTGATCGCATGTTTGGGATTGGGATAAATTGGGTATCTAAAGGGGTGGATCAAATGGTATCCAGCCTTTCCTC